GTGGCATACCAGGGAGATTATATTTAGGTGGGGTCTTATAGCATATTTCTGCGAAAAAACTACTCCCTTATACTTTAGCTCACCTCTTCCATCGGGTTCAGATAGGAATTTTTCATGGATCTGATAATCACGCAATATCATCCCTCCAAAATCTTTAAAAAAACGAGACACATTATATTCTGCAAAGAACTCACGAAGCTCCTTTATAATAGCATTGACATTATCATCTCCATAAAGAGCAAGGAGGATGAAGGCCCATGCCCATAAAGGGTCCTTATAATACTTTCTAAATTCAGCAGAAGTGGCAGCAAAATACTCGTACATGCAAAAGAAGATAAGACCTACAATCCAACTGTCACCATGAGAAGTCTCATAAGCGCCAGAGGGCATAACACCTTCTATAACACGCCATACATCACCAAACAAATTAGAGATCTTCGTTGACAGACGTTAATAGCTTCATTCAACATGGCAAAAAACAGATGTTTAGTGAACTCATCCTTGAATTTTAAATAAACTTGAGCCCACCGTGAATAGAGTTCTAAAAAGGTTATTATAATACTAACATCACACCCAGAAATATCAAAAGTAGCCCAGAGCAGTCGTGGATCGAAATATCGCATAAAGGTGGCAAACTCATACATACCTCCATGATTCCAGTCTATACCAATCCTAATCATATTTCCACGCTCTATTTTCTGTCTATGACCCTGAACAAGCTGAGAGAGCAATATAGTACACAAATCTGGGATAAAATACTCTCTGGCTTTCGTGCTGGCCTTGTGTATTGTCTCTGGTAAAAGGTCGGATATTCTATTAACTTCACTTTTAATAACTATTTTATGAAGAGGAACAGGAAGCGTAAATTTGCCAGTATCTCTAAAACGCTTGACAGCTTCATCTATCTGATTGGCCGCATATTCTGCCTGCTCAGTTTTCTTTCCCTTAACAACCACTTTCTTAAACACCCTATAATCAGATTTCTTCACCTGTAGCATAGCAGGGGTATTCGTGCCCGGTCGATTGCCAGAAGAAGCCTCAAATGACACCTGAACTACTTGCTCAACAGCACTCTCATATGACCATGGAATAGTACCATAATGTGCATCCCATCCCTGACTCTTAGCCATCGCATCAAGGGCCTTAGGTATAATATGTTGGCATTGTTTCATGAGAGGTGGCATTTTATGGGTCTCCTTATTATACTTTGCTAGCAATTTTGGTACTTTATGTGGGTAAAGATTCTCTTGAGTATAATAAGAATAGGGAGTGTCAACTTTAATATCCCCATGATCAAGTGCTATACCAGTAAACGCCCTATTGAAATAAGACGCCGCTCTGAGCGAGCGAATTAAAAGGGAACTCTTAGGGTTATCTTTCCATTCTGTTCCGGACGTAGTGAGTCCCTGTTTAACTTGTTTCCATATGTACTTCGTGTACCAAGCTCGACTTTTCTTAATTCCACAATAGCTCTCAAAATATTTCAAATCAAAAATTTTATAAGGTTCTAATATTTTATCATTAAGAACAAATTCACTCTGGACAGGAATAGTCCCAGGAGCGGGAGGAGGAATAGGAATCTGATTAGGACCTATATTACTCGATATATCTATAAATGTCTTAGCAAGATCTGGATCATCGGCAGTCTTACGTGCTGTATTGCCAACAAACGTCCATGTATAAGCTACACCCTTCAAAAATTCTTCAAGCATCTGTTCATAAGTACGTTTAGTTGAACCTTGATACCTTAAAATCTTATTGGCGATAGGATACGGGAACATTTTATCATGTGATTCAAATTCAACATCACAATCACAATACATATGGATAGGATCCTTATTGCGTGTACATTGAGTACCTTCATATAAGTATGTAACATTCATTAGTTCTTTATTTCGTGCTGCGCGTCTCCA